ACTTATTGACAAATGGGAAAAATGTGTTATGTTTAAAATAGCTACCCGTCACTTCGGCGGGTATTTTTGTTTGGTGGTGAGAAAGAAAATGGCGGGGCGGAAGACAAAACTGACACCAGAGATGCAGGAGAGAATATGCAATGTATTGCGGGAAGGGAATACTCGCCGCACTGCTGCTGCGCTGGCAGGAATAGACGAGACTACTTTTTGTAGGTGGATGGAGTACGGAGAAACAGGACGGAAGCCCTTTTACGAATTTTACCATGCTGTAAAAAACGCGGAAGAAGAAGCCGTCCGTTCTCGTGTTGCCATCATTCAAAAAGCGGCCCAAGAAGGCAACTGGCAGGCGGCGGCGTGGTGGCTAGAGAGGCGCTTCCCGGCAGATTGGGGACGCAAAGACAAGGTTGACGCCGAACTCTCTGGAGGACTAAAAATAGAACTCTCATTTAAGGTGCCGGTGGGCGATGAGGAAGAATGAGAAGTCGCTAAAACTTTTGCCGGTGCCAACGGCGAAGCAGAATAAATTTTTGGCGGCCCGCGAAGACGAGGTATTTGCGGGGGGCGCAGTAGGTGGGGGCAAGTCGGCTGCTCTTTTGATGTTTTCGATAGCCAGGCGGCTTGAGATACCCAACTCACAGGGACTCATCCTCCGGCGTACTTATCCCGAGCTGGAAATGAGTCATATTCTTGTAGCTAAACGGTGGCTGGCTCAACTTGTGGAAGAAAAAGCCGCGAAGTATAGCGAGCAGCACAAGCGTTGGGAGTTTCCGAACGGCAGCATTCTCCAGTTCGGCTATGCCGAAAGGTACGACGATTTGTACCGCTACCAATCAGCGGAATATGAGGACATCTGCATCGACGAAGCCAGCCAGTTTACCGAAGACGAATACACGTTCCTTTTCTCCCGGTTGCGCACGACCAAGCCGGGGGTGAAGTGCTTCATGAGGCTGGCCAGCAACCCGGGCGGGCCTGGGCATTCTTGGCTTAAGAAGCGCTTTGTGGACGTGGCGAAAAACACGACCTACGTCGATCCGGAAACCGGCCTTACGCGGCGTTTTATCCCGGCCACGCTGGACGACAACCCGCACATTGACCGGTCTGCTTACGAGCGCCGCCTGGCCGCCATGCCCGAGGATCTGCGCCGGATGTACCGGTACGGCGACTGGGACGTGTTCAGCGGCCAGGTGTTTGAGGAGTTCCGGCGGGAGATCCACGTCGTGAAGCCGTTCGAGATACCCGCCTGGTGGCGGCGGTGGATCGCGAACGACCCCGGTTACGCCGACCATTTCGCCTGGTATTGGCTGGCGGCGGACGAGGACGGCAATGTGTACGTTTATCGGGAGTACACCAACGAACCAGGCGAGCGGATACCATACTCCCGGCAGGCGGAAACCGTCGTTGAGCTAACCGGGGAGGAGCACATAGACTTTGTTGTTTCCGGCATGGACGCTTTCAACCGCCACCCGGAGACGGGCAAGTCCATCGTGGACTACTACCGGGAAGGCGGAATTCCGTGGGGCATCTTAGAGCCCGTTCACGGGCCGGGAAGCAGGCGAACGAGGACGGCGGTAACTCACGAATACCTTGCCTGGCGGCACGACGAGAACACCGGACGGACGGTGGCCAGGCTGCGCATATTCGACACCTGCGCGAAGCTGATTGAGACGTTGCCCATGCTGACGGCGGACAAAAACGACCCGGAAGCGGTGGCAAAGTGCGGGATAGACCACTGGTGGGACAGTCTTTCCTACGGAATATGCGCTTATCATGCCGAGCAATCCAAAGAGCCGCCGAAACCGAAGAGCTGGATTCAGCAGGACAAAGAACGTCTGTCTAGAAAAACCAACGACTTTATCAAACGTTGCCTGACCGCTTGAGGGGGGAGCAAACATGGCGAAGCTAAGGGTTCCAAAGCCCAAAAAAGTTAGGATGCCGAAGCTGTCTAAGGTGAAATCACCGAGGCCGCCGCGCGTGAAGAGGGCGAAGGTGGGCCTTCCTGCCGTGAAGCTGCCGAAAATTTAGGGGGTGTTTCGTTTGACCAGAGTGTTTCCCTGCGGTTTCGACCTCCCCTGCGACGGGTACGCCTGCAGCAAGCGGGCCGCCTGGTTCATCGGGGAAGAGCGGAACCATTTCGTCGTCGCCAAGCTGTGCGACGAGTGCATGGACGAGGTTGTAAAAAGGTGGAAGGAGTTGGCGGCGGTAGAACCAGAAGCAGAGGCGGAAGCAGCGGAGGAAAATGCTGAGACTAATCTTCCGCCGGAGGAGCCGGAGGAAACACCCCGCTACGTCTGCAAAAGATGCGGGAATGAATACACAACTCTTCAGGCCCTGGCTGCGCACGGTAGGTGGTGCAGAGGTGTCTAACATAATTAACGCGGTATGGATGGCGCTGGCGTGGACCGGCGCTTTTGTTTTTCTGCTTGCTTACCTCTGCTGGCGGGAGCACTGCCACGCCGTCGAGCGCAGAGAGCTTTACTCCCGTCTGATGGCGAGGGACTTGCCGGAGTTCGCGGCGCTTCAAGACCGGCAAAAGCCCCCGAAGGGCAGGAGTTTCATCAGGCTGCCGACCGTTGAACAGCGGGAAGGTGAAGAGTGATGGCCGTCATTGAATCGGCAAAGCAGGCGATAAAGAGCGGGATAGGCCGGATTGTCGCCAGGATAAAGCCCCGCGATTTCGGCTACGCTGACGATCTGGTGCAGCTCGTCAACGACGAATTTTCCAGACGCCAGAGCGAGCGCAGGCCGTTTGAACTGCAGTGGCGGATGAATCTGGCCTTTGTGGACGGGAACCATTACGTCGACCTCGACTCTTACAGCGGGGAGCTTGTGCAGATACCGAAAATATCCATCTGGCAGGAGCGGGAAGTTTTCAACCACATCGCCCCCATTGTGGAGACCCGCATTGCCCGGTTGATGAGAGCGCAGCCGACCCTCAAAGCCAGGCCGGCCACGGAAGAAGCGAGCGACCTCGCCTCGGCCAAAATCTGCACCCGCCTGATGCAGCAGGTCTTGAACGAGCAGCTGGACAGAGAACACCGGCAGGAGCTACTGACGTGGCTGGAAGTCACCGGAACGGCCTTCTTGAAAAACGTCTGGGACCCGACGGGCGGGCGGATAATAGGGCGGGCGGCGGTCAAGGGGGCGCTGAAGGAAAATATCCAGCCGGAAAAATCCGTCGAAGAGCAGGTAAAACACGAAGGCACTCAGACCCTGGGCCGGGATGTGAGCATGGAACTGGAGAAATCCGTCCGCCAGCAGCAGAGTGAAGGAGTTGCGGCGGAGCAGGCGGGGGATCAGGTTGTCGCCGCCACCATCGTCCCGGTTTACGAAGGCGACGTAGGGGCCGTAGTCGTTCCGTCCTACGAGATATATCCGGATTCAAGCTGGCATCCCACGGTGGACAAATGCAAGAGTATCATCCACGCCCGGGCCTACCCCGTGGAGCAGATTTACGAAATGTATGGCGTTTTGGTGGATCCCGAACCGGTTGATTCCTGGGAGCTGGAGGCGACGGTTCTGGGCCTGGGCGGCCTTGGCTACGGCAAAGGCGGCTACCGGACAACCATCAAGAGCCGGGAAAATTACGCCGTGGTCAAGGAATACTGGGAAGCCCCTACTCTCCGGTATCCGGAAGGACGCCTGATCGTCGTGGCGTCAAACAAACTTCTCTACGCCGGGCCGCTGCCGTTCAGGGTGGGGCCGGAGAACCAGCCGGCCCTGCCGTTCGTGAAGATGGTCAGCATCCTTCGCCCCGGCTGTTTCTGGGGCCGGAGCGTCATCGAGCGCCTTATCCCTATTCAGCGGCGTTACAACGCCCTGCGCAACCGGAAGGCGGAGTACCTGAACAGGTGCGCCATCGGTCAGATGTGGGTGGAAGAAGGGGCGTGCGACTTAGACGAGCTTGAATACAACGCCGGTATGCCCGGCTGGGTCTGCGTGGTGAAGAAGGGCTTTGCTCCGCCGCAGTACATCCAGAACCCGCCTCTGCCTCCGGCATTCGAAACGGAAGAGGCGCAGTTGCTCAACGAGTTTACCATCATTTCCGGCGTTTCCGAAATAGCCCGGCACTCCAAAGCTCCGCCCGGCGTGAAGTCCGGTGTGGCTCTGGACATCGCTCTGGAGCAGGACGACACTCGTTTGTCCCACACTATCGTAAACATCGAAGCCGGGTTCGTCGAAGCGGGCAAGCACTGGCTGCGGCTCTACCGGCAGTTCGCCGCAATCCCCAGGATCATCCGCAACGTCGGCGAGCAGAACGCCATCGAGGTTTTGCAGTGGGACAGGAGCCACATCAGGAGCGATGACGTTGTAATCGAGACCAGCGCCCTGGTGAGCGAATCTCCGGCGGTGCGGCGGCAGATGGTGTTTGACCTTCTGGCCTCCGGGCTGTTCAACGACCCGGAGACCGGCGGCCTGTCGAAAGAAGGCCGGGCGAAGGTGTTCGAGCTTCTTGAGATGGGGCACTGGGAATTTGGCAACGAGGACGAAAAGCTGCACGTCGCCAAGGCGGAAAGAGAAAACCGCCTGATGATGGCCGGGAACCAGCTGCCGGCCGTGGATTACGACGACCACCTGGTACACATCCGGCTGCACAACCACACCAGGCTGACCGTCGAGTACGAGCAGGCCAACGCCGCTTCCGGAGGGCAGCTCGAGGCTATTTTCCAGCAGCACGTTGAGCAGCATCTGGCATATCTCCAGCGGGCAGCGGCGGCTCAGGCGCAAATGCAGCAGCAGGTACAGGCCATACCGAAAGGAGGTGCTTAAAACATGGCCGACGAGACAAAGAAACCCGAAACCGTAGAGGATTTCTTCGCCCAGCTTGAAAGCGGAACGGGGGAGCAAAAGGCGGAAGAAGCGGCAGCGCCGCAGACCGCGGAAGCGGAAGCCGGCCAGCAACAGCAATCGGAGCAGGCACAGCAACAGCAGCAACAACAGCAGCCTGAGCCGGAAGTTGATCTGCAGACCCTCCGGCAACAGTTTGCCCGGCTCCAGCAGGAGAACAAGCAGGTCAAGGCGGCGCTCCAGAGCCTGCTTCAACAGCAAGGGCAGCGGCAGCAGGAGCCGCCGAAAGAGGAGCAACCGAAGCCCCAGCTTCCCCCGCGGGAGTTCGTGCAGGAAGTGCTGCAGAAGCTCCCGCAGGAAGAAAAGGAGCGGCTGGAACAGCTCCAGTACGACAACCCGCTGGAGGCTTCCGCGCAGGTGGCCCTTCTCGTTAATGCGGCGTGGACGCAGAAGCTCATGGAGGAAGCGCGGCAGAGAGAAGCCCAGATGCGCGCCCGCCAGCAGGAGTTAGAGCGTGAATTTGCCTATGCCGCTCAGGAGCTCACCGAGCTGTACGGAGTGGACGAGGCGGCATTAAACGAGATAGCCGAGCTGATCACCAGAGAAAAACCGGCGCTGCTCCAGCTCCCGCCGCGGGTGGCGATGCGTGACGCTTACGAAACGTGGAAGCGCAGGAAGGGGAAAGATGAGATTCAGAACGCTGTTGCGCAGGCCTTCAGAAACCCGCAGGTTGTAGCGGAGGCGTTGAAAGACCCGCAGGTGTTGAGTGTCGTAGCGCAGGCCTTGAGGCCGGAAGTTGTGAAGGCGGCGGCGGAAACGAATGCCGCCGTTCCTGTTTTACTGACCAACCAACCAGGGGGCGTTTCGGCGGCGGTGGCCCCGGAAAAGCCCAAGTCGGTCAGGGAAGCAGGGTTACGGTGGCTTGCGGCAGGCGGAGCTTAACTTCAACCAAAACCAACAAGGAGGAATGAAACATGCTGTTAGGCGTACAGGCAGCAAGCGAAGCTTTAAAAATCTACTATCTGGACGGGTTCAAGTATCAGCTCAACGAGCAGGCCAGCCCGCTCATGAGCCAGTTGGAGAAAACCACGCGCGGCGTGGTGGGCGGAAAAATCCACATGGCCCTGCGCTACGGGCGGCACGGCGGAGCGGGGAACCGGGCCGACGACGGAGACCTGCCCGTTCCGAACCCCCGCAAGACCAAGCAGGCGGAGTTTGATACAAAGAACATCTTTTGCCGCATCCAGATCACCGATAAGACCATCGAGGTTTCCAAGTCGGACCGGGGCGCGTTTGCCAACCTGCTGACGCAGGAGCTGGAAGACGCGGAGAACGATTCCAAAGAACTGCTGGCCCGCCAGCTCTTCGGCAACGGCACCGGCAAGCTCTGCACCGTTACGGCGGTCGATACGACCAACGGAAAAGTTACCGTGGACAACATCGACTACCTGGCGGAAGGGATGTTCGTCGATTCGCTGACCAGCGGCGGAGTGTCGCATCAGACGCAGCTTGAAATCACCGGCATTGATGAAGACAACAAATACGTCTACCTTACCGGGTTGACAGCCACGACCCAGGTAAACGACATCCTCACCGTTTACGGCAACTACAACAAAGAGCTGACCGGCCTCGACGCCATTATCAACGCTGCCACCCTCTACAACATCGACCGCACGACAAACTATTGGCTGAAGGCGAAAACCCTTAACGTGAACGGCGAGCTGGGCGAGACCATCATGCAGCAGGGCATCGATTTCGCTGAGAAGCGGGCGGGGGCGAACATAAATTTCATCGTCTGCTCCTACGGCGTGAGGCGGGCTTATCAGTACCTGCTGCAGAGCCAGAAGAGGCAGGTCAACACCCTCCAGCTCAAAGGCGGCTGGGAAGCCCTGGAATACGCTGGCGGCTCCAAGGTGAAAGTCGGCATCGTGGCGGACAAGTACTGCCCGGCCAATACGATGTACATGCTGGACACCACCGACTTTGCGATCTACCAGGTGGCAGACTGGGACTGGCTAAACTAAATCATCTGGTCAGTATAAACCCCTCTGAAATCGGTGAAAACCGAGCCCCGGCAACACCGAGCCAACCTGCTGATGAGGCAGGAGGTGTAGAGACTGTGGCTGTTGGAAGGTCAGAGTTGAAGGGAATACTCGCAGGAATGTTACTTGGTGACGCATTTTTGGGACTGGACGGCGGACACAATGTAAGGGTGCAAATAACACATACCGCTAAGCAGGAAGAGTACCTCAAATATAAGGCGGAACTGTTAAAGAACATTACTTCGGTCAGTTTCTACAGGTATTCTTCAAACGGTCGCAAATACCCCAACGAGCAAATTGCATGCAGAACAAGACGTCATCCTTTTTACACCAGAATATACGAAATAGTTTACAGCCACGGCAGAAAGAAGGTTACGAAAACTTGGCTTTCGTGGCTGAACGAACAGGGCCTGGCAATCTGGTATATGGATGACGGTACATTATGCAAAAGACATAGATTGAACAAAGGCGGCCGTCCCTTAGCATTCAGCCGTCGCGTTTATTTAAACACCTGCGGTTTTTCTTTTGACGAGAACCAGCTGCTTCGAGACTTCTTGCAGGAACGGTTTGGGTTAAATTTTAAGGTTTGCAAAAACGGAAAGTACTGGAGATTGAGGGCGGGCGCTATTGAAGCGAAGAAGTTATTCGCAATAATAGAGCCCCACATCGTTCCTTGCATGGAGTACAAGCTTGATATGGAGTACCAACAGCCGGACGAGGGGCGTTCTGCACAGGATCAAGCTTAAACCCCAGTCTTTTAAGCTTATTAGAGAAAGTCTTGTGCAGAGCGAAGAGACAGTCCGACCCCGGTAGGAATACCGGGAGGCTGGCAGAAATGACCAGCCCCTACCCTGCAATGGGTAGAGTAACAAACGTGGGATCGTCACGGCGCAGTCCTATTCCCTGTGAGCGGCAAAGCCGCGTATGAGGCCGTTCTTCGGAAGTACTGCGATCTGGGTTGCTCCCGCCCGCGCGGCGTAGTTGTGCTTACTGGCATAACCGAACACTAAGGGGTGATCCCCTTGCTTAAGCTGTTTGAAGGAACTGTAACTGCTAACGGTACCGGCTCCCCAGTCGACACCGGCGACGGCAACAACTGGGGAGCCGCGCTTTTTCTCAATGTTACCGCCGCATCGGAAACTTCGCCCACCCTAACCGTAACGGTCGAAGATTCTCCCGACGGCGTTACCTGGTACACGCTGGCCACCTTCACCCAGGCAACGGGTGTAACCAAAGAGGCCAAGCGGGTGCTGGACGTTTTCGGGCGTTACCTGCGGGTTAACTATACCGTAGGCGGAACAACGCCAAGCTTTGCTTTCAGCGTAATTGCGGAGCTTCGCTACAGGCCGTGAGGTGGTAGCTTTGTCGTTTCAGCTCGAAGTCGAATCCAGACTTGCCGGAAAGCCGCACCTGCGGCCCGTTTTTTCTCACCCTTACGACATACCCAGGCGGCTCCGGGAAGTTGACGACACCCTGTTTGTGGTCTGGAACTGTAAGGCCAAAAGATACGAGATCCACAGCCTGGAACACCGCCCCGACACCTATGCATGGTCTGTGCCTTTTGACCAGCTCGATGCGCGAACCGTCCGGCTGGCCCGGCGGAACTCCATGCTTACAAGGGGGGACGCCATTTTCCGGGAGATGGACGAACGCAACGAGCGGCTTGAAAAAAGCCTGAAAAGGCAGCGCAGGAACGAGTTGGACGCCTGGGCGCGGGAAGTGGCGCACGGGCTTTTCAGGAAGACGGCCTACTATGAGTAAAAAGAGGGAATCTATGACCACAAAGATTGTGTACCTGGACAGAGTTGGCGAGTTGATGAGCTACTTAGTCAGCAAGTACGAGCGCGGCGAGGTAGAAGGCATGGTGGTGTGCATTAAGAACCGCGACCAGAGTTTTGAAATCGGCTGGAGCAATCTTGATTATATTGAGAGATTAGGGCTGCTGGAGGCCGCTAAAGGAGACTGCCATTATAAAGCAATGTGTGCCTTTTGCGAATGAAAGGGGGAAAACAAAATGGGCCGCAAGAAAAAGGGCGCAAAGAAGAGTACCGGCAAGAAGGGTGCTGGTGTCGGCAGGGGCGGAAAGGGCCGCGGTTTGGGGCCGGGTGGCGGCAGAGGGCCGAAGCTGGGCGCAGGAATGGGCCCCGGCATGGGCATGGGTAGGAGAGCGCGCGGAATGGCCGGAATGCCTGCAGGTGGTGAGTGAAGTTGGCGAAGAAGAAAAACTGGATTGCCAGCGCTATAAAACACAAGGGAGCTTTGCGTCGTCAGGCTCGCAAGGAAGGAGCCATTACACGACAGGGAACCATTTCCCGGTCCTGGCTTGAGAAAAAGGCGAAGCAGGGCGGGACCACAGGCAGGAGAGCCCGGCTGGCGTTGACGTTGAGAAAAATGAACAAGTAAGGAGGTAACAGAGATGGGCCGCAAAATGGCGGAGAACTGCCCGGTATTCAGCCACAGCCAAACAGTCCAGACCGACGAGATCAACAAACTGGCGGGGATTGATATTGCTGCGGGCGCGAAAATAGTCCAGGTTCAGCAGGCTGCGATAGCTTATAACGACAGCGGCAAGGCGCTCATGACACTACCTGTAGGGGCCAAAATACTGGAAATGTACATTGAGGTGACTACGGCTTTCAACGCTACCAGTCCCACATATACGGTTGGTTATTCTTCTGATGCGGATGCCCTGGCAAATATAACTTCTGACCTGGCCGCCGTAGGCAGAGTTACCGCTAGCCCACCGGCTGCCACTATAGCCGAATGGAACGGCGTGACCGTCGGCAGCGTCATCGGAACCGCCGGGGGCACTGGCGGCACAGCCGATGCGGGCGTGCTGAAAATAGCTTACTACGTTTAATGGGTAGGTGTAGAGCATGCCCTTGAAGCCAGGCCGCAGTAAAAAAGTCATAAGCGCCAACATCCGCGAGATGATGCGCAAATACGAGCGCACGGGGAAGATAGGCAACACGAGGCCGAAGAACAAACAGCAGGCGGTGAGAATAGCGTCTGCCGCTGCGTACAGGAAGGCGAGGCAGGGAAAGAAGGGATAAACGGTGACCGTCCTGGACATTGCCAATTACGCCGCGAACCGCATACTGGGCAAGAGCGTAAACATCAACGACGCCATCGACTGGATCAATGACGCTCTCGACCAGATGGGCACGGATGCCAGAAGATTTTCTTCTTCGCAGCTTTCTTCCGTTGAAAGCGGCACTTGGTACGACCTGCCCGCCGATTGCCTGAAGGTAGATGAAGTGTTGAACAGTAACGGAAAGGAATACCCCTTCTGGCTCACCGACGGGACGCGGATCAAATTCAGAGCGAGCGATACCCTGTACACCCTGCACTATTACCGTAACCCCAACAAGGTGACGGCGCAGACGGACACTCCCGACTGCCCGGACGCTTTTCACCTGGCGCTTGCCTACTACGTTGCCTACCGCTTTGATGACCGGGACTTCCCCGGTTCGGAAATGGCAGCGGCGCGCTTTAACGAATTCCTCACCCATTACAACAACGCCAAAGAAAAGCTGCAGAAGAAGGACCGTTATATTCGCGTCTGGCGGTGGTGCTGATGGCGTGGCAAGAGTGGAAAATAAAAGACTTCTCGGAGGGGTTGATCGACCGGGTTGACGACGACCTGCTTCCGGAGAACGCAACCCGCGATTGCCAGAACGTGATCGCCCGGAAGATTGGTCTTCTCCAGAAAAGACCGGGGCAGTCCAGATGGAACAGCATCGCTTTGGGCGGCCACATACAGGGTATGCACGCTTACTACACGGGAACGGGCAGGTATCTCGTTGCGGCGGCGGGAGGAGCGGTTTCTTACTGGAACGGCTCTTCTTTCGTCAGTATAAAGACCGGCCTGAGCGCAACGGCTCAGTTCTGCTTTGAAACCTGCGTTAACTACATAGTGGTTTTCAACGGCGTGGACGCCCCCTGGAAGTGGGACGGTACGACAGTCTCCGCTTTGGCCAACGCTCCTGCAGACGGCCAGTTTGCTTTGCTGCACAAGGAAAAGCTGTTCACCGTTCCAAAAAGCAATCCGTCTACGCTGTACTGGTCGGACAGCTTCCAGCCGGAGAGCTGGCCCTCTGTCAACTACTGGGACGTGCGCAAAGGCGACGGAGATGTGATCACCTGCATAATCCCCCACCTTGATGAGCTGGTTGTTTTTAAAAGACGTTCTCTGCACGTCCTGCGGGGCACCTGCCTTGACGATTTCAGCCTGGACAGCCCGGATAGCTCTCTTGGCTGCGTCGGTCCTTTTGCGGCGGCGGCGTTCGGTCCGTACTTGTATTTCGTCAGCGATGAAGGAGTCTGCGTCTGGAACGGAGCGCGGGCGGTCAACCTGTCGCGGGAGAAAATACCGGGTTTCTGGTCGCGGGTCAACCAGCAGTATATCAGCAATGCCGCCGTTGGCGTTTGGGACGGCCTGGTTTGGTTCGCTCTCCCCATAGACGGAGCAACTTATAACAACGCCGTTCTTATCTACTACCCGCCGGAAGGAGAGGCTCTGGGCGGCAAATTCTGGCCTTGGTTTGGGATAAACGCATCCTGTTTCTTGAAGTACAACGACGGAACGCAACTCATGTTCCTTTCCGGCGACGCCAGCGCCGGTTACGTCAACAGGCAGTACACCGGTACAGATGATTTCGGCAGCCCGATAAACTCCTACTGGATCGGTAAATCTTTCGACGTTACCGAGGCTGAAAGAAAGTGCCGCTTCGGCTGGGCGGTTATCCAGGACAGCCCGGGGGCGGCGGATGTGGACATCCAGTTTTCGATAGACTACGGTTCTTTCGTGAGCCTCGTTCCGGCTGAGTATGATTCCCTAGTGAGGCGGTACAATTTTTTTGACGTTTACACGGGCCGCTACTTGAGGCCGAAAATAGTTCACAACGCTTTGGGGGGCTGCGAGGTCAGGGGAGTTAAAGTTTACTTCCTGCCTTTCCCGAGGGGGTTATGATATATGTCCGGGCCGCAGGACGTAATCCAGCTTCCGGTAAGGTTTCTAGACCCGAACGACAAAGAAGGTTTTGCTATTGCCGTCCAGCGCAACTTCATGGAGATAGAGCGCTACCTGTCTATTCTCCAGAAGTACGTCAAGCAGGCCGCCGGCGGGATGGTCAAGAACCTGCCGAGCACTCTCTCTGCCCTTTCCCCTGACGGTACGGTGAACACCGGTAGGCTTTCCGACAAATACGTCGGCCTCACCCACGACCTGCAGCTCGCCGACCAAGCCGTGACCGACGCCAAGCTGGCCGTTGCCGCCGTAAAGAGCCAGCATATCGACAGCTACGCCGTGACGGCGGACAAGATAGCGGATGGAGCCGTTGCCCCTTCCAAGGTGCTGAAGTGGCTGGCTGGCCGTGGCGGCACGGCGTTCCCCACAGATCCGCAGGACGGGGAGCTTTTCTACCGGACGGACGAGGACAGGGTTTACAGGTACAGCGCAGCAACGGCGTCCTGGATTGCTGTGGACTCTGTGCTGGATGCAACGCGTATTGCCGACGGTATCATCGGCTTAACAAAGTTTACTTCCGGGCTGCGCCCTGTGCAGGTGGTGGCCGCACTACCTGCGCTACCGGATGCAAACTACCCCCAGGGCGCGGTTGTTTTCCTTACAGCGGATAACAAACTCTACAGAAGCACGGGGACGGCCTGGACTGCCGTTATCCCTGCGACAGATATAACGGGACAGATTACTACGACGCAGATAGCCGACGGTGGGATAACCACGCCGAAGCTGGCGGCCAACGCCGTCACCGCCGACAAGATAGCGGCTGGTGCAGTCACGGCAAACGCCATTGCCGCCAACGCTGTGACTGCCGGGGCCATAGCTGCTGGTGCAATTACCTCCGACAAGATAGCAGCCAACGCCATAACCTCCGGCCTGATTGCCTCCGGGGCGGTCGTTGCCGACAAGATAGGCGCCGGGGCCGTTGTCTCGGACAAAATAGCGGCAGGGGCCATTACCGCCGACAAGATAGCCGCGGGAGCGGTGAACACAACTGCTCTGGCGGCCAACGCCGTCACCGCCGACAAGATTCAGGCGGGCTCCATCGCCACTTCGCACATTGCGGCGGCGGGCCTGGATGCGGCGGTGATCAAAAGCGGCAAGCTGCAGACGATGCTGGCCCAAATAGTGGGCAAGGGCTCCCTCATGCAGATGACCGGCAGGGAGCTTCTAGTCTACGACCGGAACGGCGCGGTGGCCGGTTCGTTCGGCTGGTATCAGACCCTTGCCGACCAGATTGCCAGCTTCAGCCGCAACAGTCCTGCCTACGACGACTACGGGGTGTCCTACGCCTCCGGTACGCCACGCTACCCCTACGCCGCATTGCCCTACCCCGTTTGGCAGGACACCTTCGACACCGACCAGCTAGCCACGCAGTACACCAGCGGCGGGGATACTCCCGCAACGTGGTCGGTCAGCGGCGGTGTGCTAACAGGGACAGGTGGGATACAGGCGACGTTGCTGAAGAATGACCTGTACCTCCAGGACTGCGACATTGTGGTGAACAGCGACCAAGTGCACAATGGCGGAATTGTGGCGAGATATCAGGATAATAATAATTTTTATCTGCTGGCCCTGTATGATGATAGTGGCGATTTGCCGACTAAAAATGTTAGATTAATGAAACGTGTCGGAGGAACACTTACAGAAATTGCTTATGTCGATGTTACTTGGACGCGCGGCACTTCCCATACAATAAAGTTTTCCTGTAAAGGCTCGATCCTTGAAGCATATTTCGATGGAATAAAGGTTATTTCAATTACTGATACGACCTTTACTGGTGGCATGGTTGGGGTACTGAACAATACATCTGCCGCTCCTTTTCGAGTGCTGGACTTCACCGTTTACTACGTCCAGCAGGGTGTGATGGTGGAAGAAGGCACGACGAACCTGCTGACGGCGAACCAG